TTCTACGGTTCCAGAACCGCTTCCGGAGGCATTCAAATTTGTATTATTAAAAACGCTTATCTTATCAAGAGCAGAATCTATTAAGTCAACAAGTGCTTGTATATTTCCTCTCATAATAGAAGTAGCAGAAACTATAATTCCATTCATGGCTTGCCAGCTTGATGAAGTTTTATTTTCTGCTGAATCCCATAATTCTTTCCAAATTGATAATATTCCGAATTGAGAGGTTTTCATGGTTTGAGATATTGTATTCAAAAATAAACGAATAATGCCTAAAATATTTTGGGTAGTTCCCGCGCAAATTTCTTGTATCCCAGTCCATGTTTGTTTCCAATTGCCTTTTAGCAACCCCAAAAAAACATCAAGAAGACCTTTTATTATTTTTAACGTTCCATCTATTCCATTTTTTATGGCTTCCCAGATAATGATTACATATTCTTTTATTCGCGGCCACATAGTTTTCCATATTTTCATAACTAAATCTAAATAAACGGATACTACTTCGGCAATAGCTTTAAATATTATTTCGGCCACTTCTAAAAGCTTATCCCAGATTGCTTGAATTTCTGGCCCCCATTCTTCAAAAGCAGAACTAATTTTCGGCATTAACTCATCAACTAAAAAAGCGGAAACTGCAGCAAACCCTTTTTCTATAACATCTGAATATTTTTGAAAAAGCTCTGTTGCAACAGGTAAAATATCTTCAATAAATTTATTGAAACTCTTTTCCAGGGGAGGCATTATATCGTTATAAAGTTTCTGAAAAATTTCAATAACACTATCAATAACGGGTTTAATCGAATCAAAATTTGCCCATATTAACGCAACAGCGGCTGCTAAAGCCAAAAAACCCACAGCAATCACAGCTACAACTGGAATAATAACCCCCATCGCCGGCGCTAAAGTAGCAAAAAGCCCAATAATACTACCAATTGCACCACTCAAAACCCCAAATATAACTAAAGCAGGACCTATTCCGGCTACTATTCCAGCTATAGCAATTACAGCAACCTGGATCCCTGGGGATAATTCAGAAAACGAATTTACTAAATCCGTAATTTTTGTTACTGCTCTTTCTAATATTGGTAAAAACTGCTCCCCGAGTTTAATTTTGGCGGTTTCAATAGAGCCACTTAAACCCTCCGTTTTTCCTTTTAAATTATCAAGTTTTTCGGCAGCTACTTCGGCGGATGTAACCTGTCCCATAGCCTGATACATCTTTGTAACGCCTTCGGAGCCTTCTTTATACAGAATGTTTGCCGCCCTTATGGCGTCACTGCCAAAAATAGTTTCTAAAGCCGCTAACCTTTGTTGGTCTGTTAACCCGGCCATGCTTTCTGTTAAAATCTTTGAAATTTCTTCTAAACCCTTAAGCTTCCCAGAGGCATCAAAAAATTTATTTGCTCCGTCCTCTGTTACTAAATTAAGTTGTTTGAATAATTGAGCTTGTTTATCTGAAGCAGGTTGAAGATTTAAAAGCATAGATTTTAAAGACGTTCCTGCATCTCCGCCTTTAAGGCCATTTTGAGCAAAAAGAGCTAAAGCCGTTACGGTATCGTCAAAAGAAAGTCCAACTGAAGAGGCAACTGAAGCCACTTGACTTAAACCATGTTTTAATTCTTCTACATCAGTAGCAGAGGCATTAGCGGCACCGGCAAGAAGATTTGCAGCTTCGGTGACGGTCAAGGCATCAGACTTAAAAGCATTTAAGGCAGTAGAGGCTATTTCGGCGGCAGAGGCTAAATCCAGTTCGCCTGCGGCTGCCAGGTCTAAAGCTCCCTGGAGACCTCCGGAGAGGATATCCTCTACAGTCACGCCGGCTTTAATAAGTTCTTCTATTCCTGCAGTTGCTTCCAGTGCAGAAAAAGCTGTTTTAGCGCCCATCTCTAAAGCCAATTCTTTTAACTTCGACATCTCTTCAGAAGTAGCACCCGAAACCGCTTTTACTGCAGAAAGTCCAGATTCAAAATCGGCTGCGGCATTAATAGCATTTTTGCCGAAATCAATTATTGGTTGTGAAACTGCAGAAGTAATAGTTTCGCCGATTCTGGTTAAATTTGCGCCCATGTCGCTCATTTGCTTTCCAAAATCTTGCATTTTAGAAACTGAAGCGGCAATAGCCTTATCTAAATCTTCAGTAATAGCGCCTATTCTTACTAAAATTGAACCTACTTCTACAGACATTTAAAACACTCCTGAAGGTAAATCCTCTAAATTCTTTTCTTTTTTATCTTTTGAATACAGTTTTATTCTTTCGACTATGAGGGAAACAGCTTTTCTAAAGGTTAATTTCCAGAATTCTTCTTCTGAATATCCAATTTCGAACCGGAGGGTATAATACCAGAAATCCCAGTTAATTTTGTTATCTGGAACTTCTTCAACGCCTGTCAGCTCCTCCAGTTCTTCTATTTTTTTTTGTCTGGCATAGAGAGGTTAAAAGCGTTTAGAATTGAGCTTAAAACTTCCTGCATTGAGCCTATACCTGCCAGTTTTCCAGCTTCTTCTATGGTAAGTTCCGGGTTCTCTGACTTAAGCCCGGCATAAAGAAGAATTCTCAGGTCAGAAAAGGATATATTTTCAATTACCTTATCCGGAGTTAATCCCTGAAGTTCTTTAAATTTTAAAATAATCTGAAAAATATTCCTTCCTCCGGTCAGGGCTTCGACTTCTGCCAGGGCGTTAAAATCAAAGCTCATAACCCTTTCTTTATCAAAATTAACTATATATTTTTGGTGTTTTACGTTAATCATAATTTCTCCTTAAATTAAAAAGGGGCGGGTAATTCCACCCCTTCCTTTATTCGTCAAAAATATCTTTCATTACGGAGCCACCGTTGTAAAAGTCCTCACGGAATTAGCCGCTAAAGCCGTTCCTGCAAGAGTTTTTACATTTGTTGTCACTATTGCCTTATATTCTGTTGAGTTTGCAAGGCTTGAAGTCGGATTAAAAGTAATGGTGTCATAATCGGCATCGTAAGACAGAGCGCCGGCAACTATTGAGCCGTCACTTTCTTTACATAAAAAGAAATTTGAAGAGGTAATCAAATTCGGGTTAATTCCTAGTGAGAAATTCCATACATAGTTTGCGGTTATCGCAACGTCAGTTGCATCTGCATCCGGAACAGTGCTGGAAATAGTCGGAGCAGTAGCATCAAGCGTACCAAGTCCGCCCGTATTATGCCAGCCGGAGCCTATAGCTGAAGTATAATTACTATCGTTACTTCTTATTCTGCAGCCGAATAAAGCTACTCCTCCGGAATCTCCGGTATAAACTCTTTTTAAAGCTTTTCCTTTTAATACTGCCTTATAAAAAGAAATTCCGCTTTCTTTTTTTGTTTCAGATATTGTCTCCGGTCTTTCAAATTTCACTTTAAATAACTTTTCATATTGCTGAACAGCAGAAGTAAGGCTGATTTCCCATGATACTCCGAAATACGGACTATTCGACGCATCGTCTAAAGCGTTAAGATTGCTTACATTCGTTGAGCCGTCTATGAGTGTTACTTCATCCGGAGTTATATCCGTTACCTCAAATTCTACATCATAGCCCATGACTTCCTTATGTCTTTCCTGAACAGCATCATCACCTTCCAGGACGGCTTCTGCATAAATAGGCGTTGTCTTTGCTTTGCTTAACGCGCCAAGTTTATAAGCAGTATCTGTGGTAAAAGCTGAAGCAGAATCTGTTATATGCTTATGCAGGTATAAATTTTTGTTTCCTATCTGTCCCATAATTTTATCACTCCTTTATAATATTTAATCCCTGGTTGTTATCACTCTAAAATTGCAACAGAAAATTATTCTCTTCTGTTTATCTTCATCAAGTTTGAAGGGTTCTTGTAAGGCATGGAATACTGTTGACCTGGAAGTACTCAGGGTTATTATCTGTTCTGGACTTTCAGAATCCAGCAAATTCCTTATGGAATTTATTTTTGTTTTACCATTGTCATAATCTGTATTTCTTACTATTACCTGAATTCTCCGGTCTGTTAGGTCTGAACTGGAAGATTCCCCCGGGTACTCGTAAATAACTATAATATTATCCGGTGTGTCAGGTTTTGTATCCAAAAAAATATTACCGGTAATATCTATTCCCTGAGCTATCAAGTATGTTTTTATATCTTTTATAAGTTCAGACATTTAAGGCGTCCTCTGTACTTTTTTTGAAAAAATCAAAGTATCTATTTGTATTCTCGTACAATGGCTGTTCTAAATATTTCGACTGTCCATTGTCATGGTGAAAGTCCAGATTTTCATGCTGAATTAAAGCATAAGGTTCGTAAAATCCGACAGTTCCCGTTATGCCGGATTTATTTTCCTTTGTTTGATATGAAGCGCTTCCTCTTAAGTCTCCTTTGTCCAGGGGCGCTATCCTTTGAGCTTTTCCCTTCAGGTCAAGGCAAACCGCATGCATCGTCTCCCTGGAATAACCCTTTATAGTCCCTAATTTTCTATTCAGGTTTTCAATAACTTCATCTAATCCTTCAACCTCAATGCCGTTCATAGTCTTACCTCGTAAAATTTAATTACTCCGTCTAATCCCGGCTGTTTTTTTACAGCTAATACAGGCCAATCTTTAGAGTCGTGAGTAATAGCATCATCAGTGCTTACAGCAGTCCGGGTAAATAATGCTATTTCACTTATTACCTCCCGGCCTTCCCTGTTTATGACGTTCTTTCGTGAATATTCCAGCCGGCATGTAATAGTAGAAGTTGAATAAGTCGGTTTTCCATGTTCATCTGTTGAAGATAAAGTTTTCAGGGTTGCAGTTTGATTTTCATATTCTCTAATCATATCACCGGCACCATTCCTGCAAGATAAGGCTTCAAAAGCTCTTTTGCGTTACTGGAAATTAAATCAGAAGGTTTGCCGGAATAACTTTCCGATAAAGAACCAAGGGAAAAGGATTTTACTCCTTCCCTCTGGAGCTTCCTTCTGTCAGATTCGCCCATGGCCATACAGAGCGCTTCTTCAACTTGCGCATCTTTTACGGCCTGTGGCACTGCTGACTGGGTATAATATCCGCTTATAAAGAAGGTATTTTCTGTTTTTATACCCTGACCTGAATAACTATAAATTGTTCTGGGAAAGGCAAGGGCTTGAGTACTTACCGCCTTTACTCCTCTTATTATTTGCCGGTCTATTTTTTTACATG